AACAGATAAGGTCAGCAGAAACATACCATCAGGCATTGACCTCGTTAGATCATTTGTTGAGAACGCTGAAAAGAAAGCAAGGTTATATGTCAATGAAAGTTGCAAGGGAGTTATAGAAGATTTTGAGAATTATAGGTATCCTGAGAAACGAGATAATCAAACACTTAAGGATGAACCTTTGAAAGATGGCAGACACGATCATGGAAGGGATGCCATCAGGTATTTGTTTATTAACAAGTTTCCAATCAAGAAACGGGAGGTATTGGAAATAAGCAGATGGTAATAATATATGTTAGTTCCTGATTTATCCCTACAAACCATAGTACAATCCCTAAAAGATTATATAGACACATCCCACTACAATGAGAGTGAGGATAGACTTAAGATTATGAATTATTATGAGGGTATTAATTTAGAAGAAGAAGTAATGAAATACTTTGATCCTAATGCTTTGCATTTTGCACCTACCCTTACATTAAACATTACTAAAAAATTAATAGATGCTAGATACATAGCATATAAGTCTGCACCTGAACGTATGGCAGATGATAGATACCTAGAACGATTAGGTGATCTAGATCAAGATATGATTGAGGTGGATAGACTTACTGGATTACTAGGTACAATTGCAGTATTACGATATTATGATGAGGATAAAGATAAATTAGATTCTCATATCATTACAGACTTTGAACCTATCTTTGAACAAAACAATCCTGATCCCATAGGTATTGTATATCCATTGTTTTCACACGGAGATATGAAAGCAGAAGAACAGCAGTTTGTTTATTGGTCTAATGAATCTCATTTTAAAATAAAGAAAAATGGAGAGGTCATACACGTTAATGATGAGGATGTAAATCCATTTGGTGTCGTTCCTATTGTATATAGTCATCTATATCCTATGCTAGGTAATGAGTTCATCAGAACTGGTAAGGGTAAAATGGTTGCAAATGCCAATCTTATGTATAACGTATTCGGTACACAATTATCATTAGGTAATATGTATCAATCATTAGGTCAGTCTGTACTTACTGGTGTAGATGAAAGTACAAGATTAAAGATGGATGTTTCTAAGATGTTAGTTCTACCTGAGGGTGCAAACTATTCTATTGTAAGTCCATCAGGATCATTAGATCAAATCAGGCAGAATATGAAATTTATTATTGAAACAACTGCTGATGCCTTACATCTTAAAATGAAATGGGGAGATGATACATCTAGTACATCAGGAGAACATCAAAGAATTATGGAGGTGGATCTAACCGAGGCAGTCATGTCTGACTTTGAACGATTCAGAAAGTTTGAGAAACAAAGATTTAAACTAGATAAAACAATACTAGAAACAAATAATATCAATATTAATGATGAGTACTCAGTTGATTTTAGTGAACCACATATCCCTGCAAGTCCACAGCAAGAACGTGAGGAATGGTTATGGAAATGGGACAATGGATTAGCATCTAAGAAAGATTGGTTCAAACACTACAATCCTGATTTTACAGATGAACAAATAGATGAGGTAATGGAAGAGGTAGAACAACAAACACAACCTCAACAACCTGAACAACCACAAGCACAAACATTAGTAGAAAGATTAGTACAAAATGGCTAGTGCATCTGAAAACTTTATGAGTGCATTGGGTGGTATCCAAAATAAACTTAATGATCAACTGCCTACATTAGCAGGTAGATTATCAAGATTATCAGATGATGAACTTGCTGTACTTGCTAGAGAACTAGATTTTTTTCAAGAGTTAAATAGATTGGGTTATAGTAATGCTTTAACTGATTTAATGAATGAATATGATAATACAGCAAGTAAAGTATTTGAACAAGCAAGATCAAGAGGATTGCAGGTTCAGGTAGCAACGGCACAGAATCTTGAACTTATAAAAGAATTAGATGCTACTACATTACTAGGCAGGGCTAGAGATTTTTCAAGCCGATATAAATCAGAATTATTACGAGGTGTCATTGCAGGAGAATCAGGCAGACAGATTGCAAATCGTCTTACTACTACAATAGGCACAGAACTTACAAGTGCTAATCTAAATCTTATTGTAAATGATTCGTTTGCAAAGTTTAGTAATTCAGCAACATTCAAAGCATTCGCAGATGAACCTCAAACAAGATATAGATATGTTGGAATTTTAGATAATAATACTAGAGATATATGCAGAGAAGTATTGGAGGATAGTCAAAATTCTCAGGGATATACAATGGAAGAAATATTTGATCTACCAGTCGGATTCGATGATAGAGGTGGATTTAATTGTAGGCACGATTGGGTGGTTGTATGAACGCTGCTGATATTGTAAAGATTAAAAGAGATACATTTAAAAAAGCAGGAGAACTTGCAAAGTCTAGGATCATAGAGGATGCTGATAAGGGAGTATTTCAAAACAATAGATCGGGGTTTGGATATAAAAGTAGAACCTATAAAAGATATAAACAAAAAGGTATGACTGGAGCAAGTGGTTCAAAGTTAAAAGCATTCAGAGGTAAATCAACAAACACAAAAGTGAATAATGTTAATATGAGATTAACTGGAGAAACCTTACGAAGAATAGCAGTCAAAAATATTAAGAATGGATTCAGATTGATATTTGCTAGAGGAGGTATTGTGGAGGGCAATGCAAATAGAGGATATGACATCTATGATCTCAATGATAAGAATTATAATTCAATAATGAATTTTATAGCAAACCGACTCGATATAAATATTAAGAAATATACAGAAAAACCGATAACCATTAAAGTCGGTAGCAAATAGACTTAATCAACAAGGAGGGCAGTATGTCCGAAGAACAACAACCAGTTGAGGTTCAGGAGAACCAAGCAGCAGAGCCAGTAGAAAAGGAGTCAGCTACTGGAGATATCAATGTGTCTGATATAATAGCAGAAAGCAAAAAGTACAGACAAAGATCACAGAAAGCAGAACAGAAGTTAGAAAAACTTCAGAAACAGCTTGATACTGATCGGCAGAAACAGATGGAAGAAAATCAACAATGGAAAGAACTTGCAGAGGAACGTGCAAACAAAATCTCTCAACTCGAACCTATTGTAGAACAATACCAACAAACCGAACAACAAATCAGAGCAGAACTGCTATCTGACTTTCCTGAAGATGATCAGGATGACTTTAAGGACTTACCAACACCTGCATTGAGAAAAGTCCACAATAAACTATTAAAACAAAAAGTTGCAAGAACCGAAAGTTCAGTTGCAGGAATCTCAACTACTCCATCCAAAAGGATGACTGATATGAATCAAAAAGAGAAACGAGAGAACTGGCAAGGTATCATTGCAAGTTATAGAAATAAGAGGTAATTAAAATGGCAGAGGTAACAACAACCACGGCTGCTGTCTTTATACCTGAACTATGGTCTGAGGCAATCTTAGACTATGCTGAGAGAGATTTTAGACTTGTGAATCAAGTAACTGATCTATCTTCATCAGTACCAAATGGAGATATATTACATATTCCTAAAGTATCTGAAGAAACAGCAGCAACATTAAGTTCAGGTTCGGCAGTTAGTTATGGTGCAAATACGGATTCTGAAATTCAACTAAGCGTAAATCAACACGTTCGATGGGCGTTTTCATAGGCGACTATGATTATTATTATTGAGGAATTAAGCGGGAAACCTAAGTATCAATTTAATATTGATATATGGCAATCCGAACCGAAGGATATTCAAAGAATATTCAGGGGCAGAGCATAGATGTTGAAAAGATATAATACATCCAAGAGTCCTCAACTACTTACTGAGTAGAATAGATATGCCGATACTTAGAGGAAACTTTAAGAGTTAAGATAAAAAACTTAACATAACAAATTGTATGAGGCAAAAAGAATCGGCGATTTGGTTAGAGTGCAGTCTAACCCCGATTTGTTTAGTATGTATGCTAGATCAATGGGATATGCAATTGCAAAGAAAATAGAGAACTATATTGCAGTTGATGTACTCCAATCAGCAACAGGAAACGATGTAACTTTAGCAGCAGATAATACAGCAACAACAGCACTTATTAGGTCAGGTCTGCAAAAGTTGTTAGATGCAGGACATAGTTACACAGATGGAGAAACATATTTATATGCCTCTCCTGCATTCTTTTCAAGTCTTTTATCATTGCAAGATTTCACAGATGCAAGTAGAAGAGGCGATGGTGCAAATCCTAATGCAAGTGGACAGCTTGGAAGTGTGTATGGAATCCCAGTTTTTGTATCAACAGACTTTGATGATGATGGTGGAACTGGTGATGAATCAGCATGTATCTTCAAAAGAAGTGGTGTGTATTATGCTAACCAACTTTCCCCAACTTTACGAGTCCAAGAATCTTACGATATTGACTATTTAGCGAGTAGTATTGTAGTTGATTCGCTCTTTGGTGCAGCACTTTCACATGCAACAAGTTCAACAGCATTACCTGTTGTGAACTTTAACAATCCTTAATACTGGATGATAATGAGTAAGAGGGTGGTTTTCCACCCTCAATACTCAAAAGGAGATTTATATGGAATGGAAATATTTTAAAAAAGATGGCAGGGTCATTGGTAAATGGAATCCATCAGAAGAACGTATTCAAGAGTATAAAGATAATGGCTATGAATTATGCGATGAAGATGGATGCGAGTGTGTTGCAGGTGCTGTGGTTTCTTGTGATGAACCAAAACCTAAAAAACATCCAAAACCACCTAAGCCAAAAAAGAGTAAAAAGTAATGCCGATCTACGAGTTTCAATGTAATAAATGTAAAATCGTTTTTGAACGTTTTATGGACGTATCAGGGTACGAGGTAGGTGAATGTCCACAATGCAAAAGTAAAGACGTTAGAGGGATTATTAGCAGGGTTCAAACACGTTTTGGTAAAGACTTTTATGAGGAAGAATATAAAAAAGGGAGTTTCGATACTAATTAGGAGTAAAAAATGGCATCGGTAACTAATTTAACAAATCAAAGAATTGCAGATAGTTATGTTCAACTAATCCATACTGGAGATGATGGAGGACTTGGATCATCTGCTTTGACTCTATATGATGGAGATGGTACTGCATCAGGATTAAAATTATCTACTGGAGGAATAGAGTTAGAGGATAGCAACACTATTAAATTAGGAACTGGTACTGATCTGCAAATATATCACGATGGTTCAAATTCATTTATTACCAATTCTACTGGTATATTAAAGATTGCAACTGAAACATCTGGAATTGCTGTAACTATTGGACATACTACATCTGAAACTACCATAGCAGATAATTTAACTATTACTGGAAATGCCTCTGTCGGAGGTACATTAACAATTACTGGTCAAACTACATTCAACGGAGGTGTATTAACTCTTGGAGATGCTAATACAGATAATATTGTATTTGGTGGAGAGGTTGATTCTAACATTATACCTGATGATGATAACACCTATGATCTAGGTTCTTCTAGTAAAGAATGGAAAGATTTATATGTAGATGGAGTAGCATATGTAGATGCAATCAATTTTAATGGTACTGCAATTTCTTCAACAGCAGCAGAACTAAATATTGTTGATGGTGGAACAAGTGCTACATCTACCACAATAGCAGATGCAGATAGAGTAGTTGTCAATGACAATGGAACTATGGTTCAGGTTGCAGTAACTGACTTAGCAGCATATTTCGATGATGAAATAACTGCAATGCCTAATCTTGTAACTACTGCTGCAACATCGGTTGGTGCATTGAATAGTGGTTCTATTACATCAGGATTTGGAACTATCGATACTGGTTCATCTGCTATCACAACAACTGGTTTAATATCAGGTGGTTCATTAGATATAGATAATGTATTAATTAATGGATCAACAATAGGTCATACAGATGATACAGATTTAATCACTTTAGCAGATGGCATAGCAACAATAGCAGGAGAGATAAGTGTAACCACACTTGATATAGGTGGAACGAATGTAACCAGTACAGCAGCAGAACTAAATTTATTAGATGGTGTTTCAGGATTAGTACAAGCAGATTTTACAAAATTAGCATCTGTTGATGCGAGTGCAACAGAAATAAATATTTTAGATGGAGATACCTCTGCTAGTTCAACAACGATAGCAGATGCAGACAGAGTTATTGTTAATGATAATGGTACAATGAAGCAAGTTGCTGTAACAGATTTAAGTGCATATTTTGACGATGAAATAACAGCGATGCCAAATTTAGTTTCAACTGGTGCTTTAAATAGTGGGTCAATCACATCAGGATTTACAAGTATAGATATAGGTTCAGGAGCATTAAGTACAACTGGATCAGTTACTTTAGGAGCAACATCTTTTGGAGATAATAATATCACTAATGTTGGAGATATAGCATTAGATAGTATTTCAGCAGATGGCACAGATATTAATATTGCTGTATCTGATAATAGTGCAACTGCACTAACAATCAAACAAGGTTCAGATGCTTATTTAATTATTGATACTGCAAATAGTTCAGAATCTGTTGCAATAGGTACTGGTATTAGTGGCACAAGTATATCCATTGGACATTCTACAAGTGAGGTTACAATCAATGATAATCTCACCATTACTGGAGATTTAAAAGTCAATGGAGATACGATTACACAAAATGTATCAACGATGACTATTAACGATCCTATCATATCATTACAAACTGCTGATGATGGTGCTAATCTTGGTTCAGACACTAACAAAGATGTTGGTTTAGCAATGTTCTATCACAATGGTTCTTCAGCCAAAACAGCATTTTTAGGATTTGATGATTCAGATGGAAAGTTAATGTTTGTTCCTGATGCAAGTATTTCTTCAGAGGTAGTATCAGGTAGTGTAGGAACGATCAAAGCAAATTTAGAGGGAACAATAAATACTGCATCACAAACGAATATTACATCTGTTGGTACACTAGGAGCAGGTGCAATTTCAAGTGGATTTGGTGCTATTGATATTGGGTCATCGAACCTTACTGCAACTGGAACAATCAGTTTAGGAGGTACATCATTCAATGACAATGATCTTACAAATATTGGGGATATTAGTGCTGATAGTCTATCATCTGATGGTTCTACTTTTAATATTGCTATGGATGATAATCAGGCAGGTGCTTTTACTATTAAAGAAAGTTCAAACTCTTATATCACACTTGATACAACTAATTCATCCGAAAAAATACAATTCCATAAATCACTAGATATTGATGCAACATCTGATTTTGGTTCTAATGCTATGACCAATGTCAATATAGATTCAGGATCAATTGATGGAACAGATGTAACAATCGGTAGTAGTAAAACATTAGACGTATCATCAGGAACTTTAACTTTAGCCAATGACCAAATAAGTGGTGATAAAGTTTCAGGAGGTACAATTGGCTCAACTACAATTACTGCATTAGCAGGTGATTTAAGTCTTGGAGATAATGCAATAACTAATGTTGGAGATGTGGCTCTTGATTCTATTAGTGCAGATAATAATGAGATTGATATTACTCTTACAGATAATCAAGCAACTGCATTAGAAATCAAGGAAAGCACAAATGCTTATCTGACTTTTGTTACAACTAATAGTGGTGAAAAAATAACACTAGGTAAAAAATTAGAGGCAGGTTCTGTTGAGATTGAGGGTAGTGCTTTTGATATTGATGGTGGAGATATTGCTACATCAGTAACAATTGGTGGTTCAGATACAATAACAGAATTTGTACAAGATACAGCAGGTGCAATGTTTTCATCAAATACTGAAACTGGATTAACTGCTACATATCAAGATGGAGATGGTACAATTGATTTGGCATTAGATGCCTCACAAACAACGATCACATCATTACTTGCAACTGATATAGTAATCGGTGAAGATGCTGAAACAAAGATTGATTTTGAAACTGCAAATGAAATTCACTTTGATACTAACAATGCAGAAAGATTAGTAATAGACGATAGCGATAGTGTTACTCTTGGGCAGGGTATGAATTTTGGAACATTACATACTGATGTTGCAGTAGGAACTTCAGCGACGGCTGTTTTTGACGTAACAAATACTGCTCCTGCCAATAATACAGGGGATGGAATCTACTTATTTAACATTGTAAGACGAGGTGGAAGTTATAGTACAAGATTTGTTGGAATTCTTGGGGTAGATAATGGAGGAGTTGCAATTATTGACACAATAGATAGTAATGATTTCACAATTACAACAAGTGGAATGGTGGTAAGTGCATCAAGCAGTGGTTCCATTAATTGTACTGCAACCTTACAACCTTTAGCAATAGGAGATTAAAATGGCAATAACTAGGCAAGATGCAAATGATTATATCACAGCAAGAAGTCAAAGAATATATTTTCACAAAAAAGAATCTGACCCTTTATTGGCACAATATATGGCAGAGGAAATAGAAAAGTCTGTTTGGCTCAATAAAAAGGCAGAGATTAAAAAACGATTTCCTTATCCTGATGGATGTGAAACTGCTGATTTAGAACAATATTGCAAAGAGAATAATCTTGGTTGAGATGTTAAAAAAAATAACCATACCATTGATTCTTTTTTTGAATTGTTCAGGATCAGGTAATATGGAATTATTACAAGACCAAGACAATCATCACTATCATCAGAAGATAGAAAAACAATCTCAACTAGATTCATTACAAAACCTAGTGAACTCATATAGGTTCTTTTAATGGGAAAGATTCAAGAAAGTTCTGGAGTAAGTTTTTCCTTATCCTACTTGATTCAACTTGTTGGTGGAATCGCTGTTGCCACATTTGCTTTTTCTGAACTTAACAATCGGATAGGAATTGTTGAGAATACATCAACCTCTAATGTTACTCATATAGAGGCAATTATAAAAGCACAAGAAGAAAATCAAAATTCTTGGATTCCTGCTGACTATCAACAATTCGAGGTTTTAAAATCACATAAAGAATTACTAGCACAGCATCAAGCAGAGATCATCAGGTTGCAAGATAAAGTATATCAATTAAATAGAATATTGAGTATGAGAAGATAATGGCTATTAGTGCATCAGTAAGAAAAAGATTAGGTCAGATTGCTAGGAAGAACAAGATCAGACCTAGTTCATTATTAAAAGTATATAATCGAGGTTTAGGTGCTGCTGTATCATCAGGTGCTAGAAAAGGAATGACTCCATCTAGTTGGGCAATAGCAAGAGTCAATTCTTTTGTAAAGATTGTTAAGGGTAGTAAAAGAATTAAACACGATCCAGTTCTTGCTAGAGCAGAGAGGAAACGAAGACGTGGTTAAGGTTAGACGAGTTGCAAAAGATAAAAAGTTTAAGTCTGTTCCTAAAAAATATCTATCAGGTACTAAGGGTGCTAAAAGAACTCAAAGAGCAAAAGATTTAGCAAGGATGCAAAGACTTTACAAAGCAGGTAAAAAAGTACCTAAATCATTATTTAAAAGAGTGTTTGGATAGTGCCACACTTACAAAGAAAAAAACAATTATTAAAAAGATTTGGATTTAAAAGAACCAATCTTGCAAAAAGAACACCACAACATAAAACAAAATCTCATTTAGTTATTGCAGAGGTAGGACATAAAGTAAAACTAATCAGGTTTGGTTCAAAAGGTGTTACTGGTGCAACCGATAAAAAAGGTAAAAATTTCGATACACTACGAAGAAACTTTCGTAAAAGACACGCTAAGAATATCCGAAAAGGTAAGATGTCAGCAGCATGGTGGGCAAATGAAGTTAAATGGAAATAGGAGGCAGTAATGGCTAAACAAAATAAAAAAGAAAACACCATCACTTTGAATGATAAGGAATACAAAATCGATAATATGGATGCTAATGAAAAAACATATCTAGCACACATTACAGATTTGAACAGAAAAATAGAATCATCAAAATTTAATCTTCAACAATTAGAGGTAGGTATGAACCATTTTATAAACCTACTTAATGGATCGTTGAACAAGGAAAAGGAAAGTGCCAATAGACCCGAGTAATTTTGCAGAAATAGGTTTCGCAGGTTTATCTGCTGTTCTGCTTTTTGGAGTGTTCAGA